ACATTTTCAATCAGTGAGCGCGACGCCATCGTTGAAAGCACAATGGTACCTGCCCTTCGTGAAAAAATACAGAGCGGTAACTACCTGTTTGTCGACTCCCACTTCTGCATCAAAGACGCAAAATATATAAAATACGATGATGATGGACAGGCCTTTCTGACTGATTATGCGAGACACCATATGGATGAATGCTGTCTCGTATTTGATTTATCAATACATAGATCAGCCAATAGTTACTGCAAGCAGTTTTATACAGAATGTGTTCTGTATAGGGATGCCACATCCGACATTATATTTGAAGCACACTTCAGCGACTCAAAAATCAATAATGATGTGGAGGCCCAGGCAAAGGCCATTATAGCATATAATAAGGAACTGGCTGAAGTTATGCAGAATTTGCCTGGTGGCTTTTCCGGGGCGTTAAAGTATCTCATGACTTGGAAAGGCAAAACAGTTGAAGCACTTGCCGGTGATTGCTGCCTTGATCCAAAAACCATTCAAAGAATGCGAAACAACGAGGCTTATGAAACTACGATTGAAACCATTGTCACCATATGTATAGCATTACAACTGCCCCCAACTGTAAGCGAGACGCTAATTGCCCGCTCGGCATACTCACTCGGAGTCAGCGAAAAACATCTGACCTACCGCTTCCTGTTAAACTCCTGCTACACAAAGCCAATTTACGAATGCAATGAAATGCTTCTTAGATTGGGGCTTGAACCGTTGACAAAAGAAAAATAAAATATTTTCAAGCGACCCGGACATTCTGTGTCCGGGTATTTTTATGCCATTATGGGATAATTGAACTTCTTAGCCCTTGAAAACGGGTTCACACGACCTGCTTTAAGGGGCTTTTTTCATGTTTACAGGCAAATCAGACGGACATTCCATGCCCGTGTGGACAAACCCTTTTACTAATAAAATCAAGTTGACGGTTGGACAAGGAACCCCAAACAAGCAACTTGGTGTCCGATGCTGACCGAAAATTCACAGCCGAAAGGCTCGCGTTAAAAAAAAACGGCGAGTTTTTTGGCTGATTGTCACGCCCTTTTCTCGCCGGAGAAAGGGTCTTTTTTATGCCAATCAATGACAATCAACAGACAACCACTCAGCGTTACATCCCCATCGATGGACAGCAAATCCCCGTCACCGAAGAAAGTTACCGTACTTACAAGCGTCCGGCCTGGGCAGAACGCAAGCGCAAAGAACGTGAAAAGCGCTGTGTTATCAGCAACGGCAAGGGTAGCACAAAACGCTGCACCGGCGACTGCAGCAAATGCGATAAGCAACGGACAGGCAGCGTCCTCTCGCTGGACAAGTTTACCGAGGAGGGTTTCGATGTCGCCGACACCATTGACATCACTGAACTCGTAGCGGACAAGCTGCTCCTCGAAGAACTGTACATAGCCCTGGAGGAACTCGACCCGGACAACCGCAGAATTATGGAACTTTTCAGCATCGGCAAGTCCGAGCGGGATATTGCCGCCGATATCGGCCTGTCGCAGAAAGCCATCAATAAAAGAAAAACAAAGCTGTTCGCCCAGTTGCGCGAACATCTCAAAGACTTTATCTGATCTTGGACTTACGCCCTCTGGTGTCCTGGGGATATCAGAGGGCAGCACCAAAAAAGAAAATTCCTAAAACAAGTACTCAACTTTCCAACTTCTGTCCTGTGGAAGGTGAGGGAAGTAAAACAGCCCTCGGAACGGAGGTTCAAAAATGGAAACACAAGCAAAACAAACGGACACCGAATACCGCGACCGTGAGATTGACGAGGAATTGGCGGATGTCCTCACGGCAATCAGCGTGGTGTCAAAACGCCTTGCCCGGAAGCTGACGATGCTTTCACGGCAGGAACAAAAGGCGGAAGGAGGAAAATCGGATGAGCAAGATGAGTGAACTGTCCCTTGCGGTAACGGAACTGAAGCGCTGCGGCGAAGCCCTTATCAGCATATCGGAATCGCTTGCAGCCTTGTTCAGCGGTAAAGAGGATGCCCAGACTGCGGATCAGCTGAAAGCGGAAGTCTCTGCTCCGGCTGAAAAGCCCATAACCCTTGAGGCGGTCAGGGCTGTTCTTGCGGAAAAGAGCCGTGCCGGGCATACCACCGAAGTCCGCGCTCTGCTTGAAAAGCACGGTGCCGCGAAGCTGTCGGAAATCGACCCTTCAGAATATCCGGCGCTGCTTGCGGAAGCAGAAAAATTAGGGTCCCCGCAAAGCGAAAGCTTTGTGGGGAGAGGAGGAGCGACGAAATGAGCGGGCTTTTGACGCAAAGCGGCAAAACGAGCGTTATGAAGTCCGCGACGACGGGGGAAATAGGTAAACACGCCCTCCTTTCAGCCTCCTCCTCTCACAGGTGGCTCAACTGCCCGCCTTCCGCAAGGCTTTGTGAGAGTTGTGAGGATAAGGGAAGCGATTATGCCGCTGAAGGAACGGATGCCCATACGCTCTGCGAGTATAAGCTGAAGGCCGCGCTCGGTATCCGTGCCAAAGACCCAACCGCCGACCTTACCTACTACAACGAAGAGATGGAGGACTGCGCCAACGGATATGCCGCCTACATCCTCGAAATTGTGGAAACGGCAAAGCAGACCTGTGCTGACACGGCTGTCCTCATCGAACAACGGCTCGACTTTTCCAAATACGTTGAGGGCGGCTTCGGTACCGGGGACTGTTTGGTTATCGCAGACGGTACGCTCCACATCGTGGATTATAAACACGGGCAAGGGGTGCTGGTGGAAGCGGAGGACAACCCGCAAATGATGCTGTATGCACTGGGAGCTTTGGAAATCTTCGATGGCATCTATGACATCGATACGGTTTCCATGACCATCTACCAACCCAGGCGAGACAACGTATCCACCCACACAGTGTCCAAGGAATCCTTGTATCAATGGGCTGAGGAAGTCCTGAAACCTGCAGCCGAACTCGCTTATGCCGGTGACGGAAAATTTAACTGCGGCGAATGGTGCCAATTCTGCAAAGTAAAGCATGATTGCCGCGCCAGAGCCGAACACAACCTGGAACTCGCCCGTTATGATTTCAAGCTTCCCCCTCTGCTAGAGGATGGCGAGGTTGAGGATATCCTCGGGAAAATCGATGATTTGGTCTCATGGGCCAACGACATCAAGGACTACGCCCTGCAGGCTGCCCTCGGCGGTAAGCAGTGGAACGGGTGGAAACTGGTCGAAGGCCGCTCCAACCGCAGATACACCGACGAGTCCGTTGTGGCTGACGCAGTCAGCGCGGCGGGATTCGACCCATACGAACGCAAGGTACTGGGCATCACCGCCATGACCTCCCTGCTCGGCAAAAAACGCTTTGATGAAATTCTCGGAAGCTTCATTGAAAAACCCCAAGGCAAACCGACGCTTGTGCCGGAAAGCGATAAACGCCCGGCGATCCATACCGCTGGGCAAGACTTTAGTGAATTTTAAGGAGGAAAATCTTATGTCAAACAACACAAACAAAGTTAACACCAATCCTATGAAGGTTATCACCGGGCCTGATACCCGCTGGTCTTACGCCAACGTCTGGGAGGCTAAATCCATCAACGGCGGTACTCCAAAATTCTCGGTATCGCTAATCATCCCCAAGTCCGACACCCGCACTATAGCAAAAATCAAGGCTGCAATTGAAGCCGCCTACCGCGAAGGCGAAGCGAAGCTGAAAGGCAACGGAAAAACCGTACCTCCCCTTTCCGCTATCAAGACACCTCTGCGTGACGGCGATACCGAACGACCTGATGACCCCGCCTATGCCAATTCATATTTCATTAACGCCAACTCCTCGACCGCACCCGGCATCGTGGATGCCGACCGCCAGCCCATCCTTGACCGTTCGGAGGTTTACAGCGGCGTCTACGGCAGGGCAAGTATAAACTTCTATGCCTTTAACAGCAACGGGAACAGGGGTATCGCCTGCGGACTGAACAACCTGCAGAAAATCCGTGATGGCGAACCTCTCGGCGGCAAGTCCAGGGCTGAGGATGACTTCGCCACCGAAATTGACGAGGACTTCCTGTCGTGAGGGCGCTCAGTATCGACATAGAAACGTACAGCAGTGTAGACCTCGCCAAAAGCGGGGTCTACCGCTATACGGACTCACCGGACTTTACAATCCTGCTCTTTGGTTATTCCGTTGATAGCGGCGAGGCTCGGGTCGTTGATCTCATGTGTGGCGAAGCGATACCGTTCGAAATCGTCGCTGCGCTGACGGATGAGGGCGTGACAAAGTGGGCTTTCAACGCCCAGTTTGAACGCATCTGCTTATCAAAGTGGTTAGGGCTGCCCACGGGCCAATATCTTGACCCAAAGTCATGGCGCTGCACGATGGTGTGGTCGGCATACATGGGCCTGCCCCTCTCCCTTGAAGGAGCAGGCGCCGTCCTTGGCCTTGAAAAGCAGAAGCTCACGGAGGGCAAAGATTTAATCCGGTATTTTTCCGTGCCGTGCAAACCTACAGTCTCCAATGAAGGCCGTACAAGAAACCTGCCAATCCACGCCCCGGACAAATGGGCTGCGTTCAAGGCCTACAACCATCGCGATGTTGAAACTGAGATGGCGATACAGCAGAAGCTGGCGAAGTTTCCTGTGCCGGAGGGCGTTTGGGAGGAATATCACCTCGACCAGGAGATAAACGACCGTGGCGTTGCTCTGGATATGGACTTCGTGCGTCAAGCCATCGAAATGGACAACCGGTCCCGTTCCAAACTGACCGGCATGATACGGGAATTGACTGAGCTGGAGAATCCCAACTCCGTGGTTCAGATGAAGCAGTGGCTTTCCGGCCA